TTCCCCTCGAGAGCAGCGCTACTGGCTGATTGAGCGGCGCTGCAAGGACCTGTGCCTCTACCTGGACGTACTCACGCGCAACATGCCGCGCTACGAGAAGTACGTCCTTAGCGCCAAGATGCGGGAGATCGGCTACCTCTGCCTGGAGCTGGCCATTGCCGCCAACAAGAAGGTCCACAAGAAAACCGACCTCACCCGCTTCAACGTGCAGCACGAATATCTGCGGCAACTGATCAACCTGGCGGTGGAGGCTAAGCACATCGACAACAGGCGCCATCGCGTTGCTTCAGAGAAGGTGGATGAAGTTGGCAAGTTGCTCGGGGGCTGGCTACGATCAGAGCTCAGGGCGGACTCCTGAGATGCTGCCGCGTGTGGGCGGTGGCTGGAGCAGCGGCGCTGATGCGGGTTCCTTTGCAGTGGTTCTGAACAGCGCTTCCGGCAACGCGACCCAGAGCGTCGGCGTCCGGGCCGTCCGTTTTCTCTCCGTTTAGGTTGCGGTAGCAACCAAATCTTATGAGCACAACATTAACCCGTAAAACCGACCAGTATCTCCTCTGCGAGAAGAGATGTCGCGACCTTTGCATCTACCTAAACGCTGTCACCCGTAACATGCCCAGGTACGAGAAATATGTGTTATCCGCCAGGATCCGAGACTGCGGCTATAAAATGATCGAGTTTGCTGTCGGTGCTCACATGAAATTCTACAAAAAGACCGACTTAACTAAGTTAAATATTCAGACTCAAGTGTTAAAGCAATATCTCCAAATCAGTTTCGATTGTGGACATATTAATCGAACCCGATATCGCCGTTCCCTCATCCTGCTCAATGATGTCGGGAAGCAGCTTAGCTGCCTCCTGTCAACCGGCGAGTGAGGCAGAACCCAATGCTTCCGCATGTAGGCGGTAACTGGAACAACGGCGCTAATGCGGGTTCCTTTGCAGTGAATCTGAACAACGATTCCAGCAACACGAACCAGAACGTCGGCGTCCGGGCCGTCCGATTTCAGCACATCCCACTCCCAGACGACGGAGGACTATTTAATCCGTCGCGTGCAGTGCTGAAAGGTGGGTTTCTGTCTCGGGCGCTTTGCGTCCGAACTATGCAGGTGTGGGGATTCTAGTAGCTATGCGACCGTCTCCCTATGCCACAAAAAATTAACCACACCTGGGAGAGAATTTGTACGTTCGAGTCACTACACACCGCGTGGCGGGAGGTGAAGAGGGGAAAGTCGGACCGAGGCATCGTCTTACGATACGAAGACGATATTGTTCCTAATCTAGAGCGTGTACTTAAATCGCTGAGAGACGGCTCTTACCGCCCCCAACCTCACTACGAATTCGTCCTTCACGATAGTAAAGACCGGCTGATCCAAGCTCCGTGTCTTGAAGACCGCATTGTACAACACGCCGTCTGTAACGCGATTAGGATGCCAGTCCAGAACAGGTTAATTCACCAGACTTACTCATGCCTGATCGGTCGCGGTGTCCATAAATGCTCGCAGCAGTTACAACAATATCTTCGAACAGGAAAATACACTTATTACCTAAAAGCCGATGTTAGCAAGTTTTTTTACAGCATTGACCATGATATTTTGATGGCCGAGGTAAAGAGGATGTTTAAATGTCAACGGACTATCATGCTCCTTGACATGTTCGTTCGCATTAACAATACTGCGGGTCGGGGGATTCCTATAGGAGCGAGTACAAGCCAGATACTTGCGAACATTTCCCTAAACCAGCTTGATCACCACGCAAAACGTGACCTGAAGATGTCTACATATCTCCGGTACTGCGATGACATGGTTGCGGTATTCACTACTCGACAAGAGGCGGAGCAGTCACTGGAGGGAATTGGTAAATCTTTAGGCCTCTTCGGCTTTTCACTAAATCCGTCTTCACATACCGGACCAGTGTCTCACGGTATTGATTGGGTAGGCTATCGGCACTGGCCGAGATACAGGCTGATTAGAAAGTCAACAATCCGGAGGATAAAGGCCCGTCTACCGCTAGACCACGACGCTCTCGCATCGTACCTTAGCCACGCTAAGGGTACGGCGAGTATGCCGTATATCGCCCGCCTCTGCTCGAAATGTCGAAGTACATCGGTTAGCCGGTGGCTTCTGAACAATTCCGTTGAAAGCAGGGTATAGGGTAGTCACCCGCCATGTCAAATGCCAGAACCAACTTCACCAAGTCCCAAATCGCTGCATGGCAGTCCTGGGCCAGAAGACAGCAGCAGCAGCAGCAGCAAGGGCAAGAGCTCCGGGAGCAAAGCGTCCCCCGCCGTCCAGCCGGCTTCTCCGCAACCGGAACCGGTTCCTGCCGTAGCTGCGGACGTTTCCGCTGAGCCCCGGACCCGCCCCGGGTTCCGTTCCGGCCAGGTCTTTCTGTCCCCCACCGACTACAAGCTCAGCCGTCACATGACCCGGGCCATCGCCAAGCATATCGGTCTCGATCCCGACTCGAATTCCAGATCCGTACGTGTTTAACACCGAAGCCGAGAAAAAGCTCCTTACCCAGTCTCTCCTGAACACGGAAGACGTGGGGTCGGTGATCGACTCCCTGCACTACGTGTCGCAGAACCATACCCCCTTCGCCCTGTACATCGCGACGGCGGACCGGTCCTCATGCATGTGGATTTTCGACCCCCCGACCGTCTACGATATGCTGGGCGGCGAAGATATTCACGACAAGACGTTCAGGTCGGTATTTACCGACGAAATCGAACGGGATAACGGCATACTGTTCTACGTGATGCGGAAAATCGGTCCCGTAATCGTCGTCCGTCTCGGCGAAGAAACCATCCTGTCCGTAATCGACTCGTTACAGGGTGATGTATCGCATCTCGACGCCAACTCGCGTAGTTAGACCGCTCTGATTCACGACCCTCACGTACACGGTACGTGACGTACCGTACCCGATCACTGCCGGAGCGTACTGGATGGTCAAGTTACCGACCGTCGTCACAGCGTCGGCGATCACTCCCACCCCCGCCTCGGTCTCATCGCTCCGGCTATCAGCTTCCCTCGCTTCCGGTGAGGTATAAAACGTCACCCAAGCCGGCGTATTAGTACTGACATAGAGCAGGGCGTAATACCGCTGAGCCGTTGTCTCTATCGACGCAGTCGCCGCGTCATCAAGCACGGGCGTGGTGAATGTAGCGATACTCTCCTGTGTGAGGAGATTGGATTCGGCAATGATCTGTTCTGTGGCCATAACCCTACCGGCCAGTGTCGATACCTGGTCCTCCAGAACAGCATCGGATTCGGCGAAAGCGGTTAGCCGATCATCGAATACCGCGATCGTCCGATCCGTCTGATCGATGAAGTCGGCTAGCTGAGTCCGGTACCCTTGCACATCGCTTTCCAGCGACTCAAACGCTCCCTCGAACGTCGTGATCGTCTCGCCCACCGACTCGGAGAGGGCGGCCTGCGCCGAAGCCAGGGCGGTTGAGAAAGTCTTGAGATCCCGAATCTTCGCGTATGTCCGGTCGGCATACCGGACGTTCACGACGCCCGTGTCGGTAACGGGGTCGATCGACTCGGCCAGTGCCGACCCGAGCCTCAGTCCACTCTTCACGCCCCGACCGTCTTCGACGAATAACGTATCGTCACTCAGAAACCCGTCCTGTGCCAGTACTTCTCCCGTACTGCTCAGAGACTGCCGGGAGACGTTCAAAAGGCCGCCGGCATAGTCTTCTATAAATCTCGCCCGGAGGTCAGCCATACTACCTGGTCACTACTCTGCTTTCAACGGGCACGGAGTAAAGCCGGATGGGTACGATGTCGGCGGGTGGTGCTTGATCCCACTTCACCGCCCAGTTATTACAGAGGAGGAGGCGGATCTTACTGGCGATATTTCGATTCGACCAGTCGACATCGTTTCCGCGAAGATCCAGAAGGGTCGTACTTGTTTTCCGGAACATCCCGACACCGGCCACGTTCGCGCTAGCAGTGATTACTGGCCGGAAGTCCCGCAGTACCTGCTCGAGAACCGGGCCGGACAGACCACAGCCGTTCAAGCTGAGTTTTGTGATCGACCGGTTAATCCCCAGGGAGACGTGCCGTAGCGACACGCAGCCGGACAGATCGAGCTCGGTTAGTTCGGGAGCTTCGTGGATGTACAGATGGCTGAGGTTTTTATTCCCCTCCAGGCTAAGGGTTTTCAGGCCGAGCCGGGGCGTGTTCATGTTCACGTATACCAGCTCGTTTCGCTGTAGATTCATGTGCCGGATGAGCGGATCGATAATCGTATTATCCCTCGCATCGATCCAATGATCGTCCCAGGTCAAAACGGACTGATTAGTCAACTTAAACACGTTAATGGGGCCATGCGTCTTCCCATTCTGTTCTACCCGGACTTCGTACGAGTCCCTAAGCTGCCTTCGAAGACTCGAGCGAAACACGGTCTCGCATCGCGTGCCATTAAACTCCGGGCCATTACCGAACTCGATCTGATTCGTCAGGCCAGCCGTCTTAAAGTACGATAGTATCGTATTAGTCTCGATCATATCCGTATTCTCCCCCCGTGCAGGGTTGTCGGGCAGAACGGCAAGCTATACTTACCCGCGTATGGCGGCTTAAACTTTTTACACTTAAGCAGAGACATGCACGCGCCGTATTCGAACGGGTCGGTTAGTGACGCGCAGAGCATCTCGCTGTCCTTCATAACTCCCTGTCTCCGCGTCGACTCGGTCAGACCGAACCGCCCGAACAGGTACTCCGGATCGCTCGTGCCCGTACGATTGAACGTCCGCGACCTGCTAATCCTCGAGCCCAACGGCCTGTCCACAGCCACGGACGGGTCATCGGACTGCTGACCGTACCCCTGCTCGGCGAACAACGCTTTACTGAACGGTTTCTCACACAACGATCCGGGGTCGTACCCGATCTCGGTGCAATTCGTGCCACCAAACCTCCGGCACGAGGCGATCGGGTCGAAGGTGGTCGGTGAGGTCAGTGGTAGAGCAGGGTCGACGGGAACGGCCGGGCTATAGGTGTCGGTAAAATCCCCCGCCCGCTGCGGTTGGGGGCCTGAGGTGGGCGGTGTCGGAGGCGACACTTCACCCTCCAGACTCCGTAACTCGCTTTCCGACATCCTGACCGAGCTCAGGAGGTTTGAGACTGCGAATCGGATGTAACTACTACTCTCTTCCCGACCCGCTCGTTCTGAGAACAGGCCCAGGCTAGCGGCTTGCGGGGCGATGATGGCCGATTCCTCCGGGGTCAGGGAGTTGTCGATCCGCAAGCCATTCGCTATTCGCGAATTGCCTATGCCCGGGGACTCGGCGATAGCGGAGTTCCCCAGGCCGTCGATCTGACCTGCCACGAGCGCGGTGAACGCGCTGAACGTTTTGTTCTGTACGGCTAGTAACGGTACATCACCGCCAGCCGGGGCGCCCAAGTCCGATTCGAGCAAGATCGCCGAGAACTTCATGCGCTCCGACAGCTTCTCTACCGTCGCAATAAGCTCTACCATTAGCCCGTAGTCCTTCACGTCGTTATTCACGAGCTGACCGGAGTTCCGGTAAGGCGAGAGTGAGTAGAGCAAGCCGAACAAATTGCAGTAGCGTAGCAGGCTGGTCAAGTTGCCTCCCCGGACGCCGTCCATAAGCTGCCCCAGAGGCGATGTACTTGACGGCCGATTAAGCAGACTATTTAACTCCTCGGGAACGATACCATCCGCGGTAAGGTATAAACCGTTCAGATCGCGTCTGGCCGCGTTACCCGCCGACTCGGAGATGAGCCGGTTCCAGAGCGGCTTCTGACTCTCATACCCCGACATATCCGAAGTGACCATCTGGGCCGCGACGGCCCCGAGCATGTCAACGTCTCCCTTCCCCTTGATCACAGTATCCGTCCCCTGCTGGACGAGTAAGGAGATCGATTCGAACAGGTTTAAATTGTTCCGGACAAGGATCTGATTGAGTCGGGAGAGCTCGGCGGGATTTACGGCGTAGGTCAGAGTGATCACATAGCCGATAAGTTTCGAGTACTGACTGCCCACGACTTTAGAGGCCGACGATCTCCCGCGATCGAGGAACCCGAGCATCCGGATCAAAGATCGGGTCGGATCGTCCACCCCGTATAGGAAGTCGGTGCACGCGTCGATCGATTCCTGTCCCCCAAACTCATACAGGAGTTTAGTGAGCTCATAGGCTCGGAAGAAGGATATAATGTCCTGCGAATCGGTTACGGGGGCGAAACTCTCCACCAGCTCGGTGAAGGTCTTCGCGGACATGATCAGATCGATTTCCGGCCCGTTGAACCCGAGCCGCTCGAGATTTTCCCGGATCCGCACCCGAGACGGCTCGTGATATGTCAGGGAGAGGGAGGGTACGGGGCTCCCCGCCTTAAACCCTATGCCCTTCACCGTCTGGGCGAAGTCGGACAGCACCGAGCTCAGGGAGGTAAGGGGGCCCTGAATACCCGAGAGGTCCGGCTCGGTACCGAACAGGGCGAATAGTTTTCGATACGAGACGAGAAGTTTGTAGACTCCACCTGTCACCCCTTTGTCCCGTCCCAGGCCGTCGAGGGATGGCGGGAACACATTCTGCAGTACCGAGAGCACGTAGGTGGTGTCACCGATCCCGGGCAGCGGCCGATTAATCAGTGACTGGATCGTATCCCCTACCTTCAGACATTCGATATAAACCGACTCGAGTATCAGTGAGCCGAAATTCGTCCCAGGTCTACGCTCGGGACTTTCGTACCGATCGGTCACCCCGTTCCCGTACCGTTCGGCTACAGGGTACACCTCGGACACGGATTGGCTCCCTGACCGGGTCTGGTACAGGGGTTCAAGGAACTTCAGGCCAGCCACCCTCTCCGGGAGGGACTTATCCCCATAGATCCGGTCAAATCGGCCAAAATCTCCGCCCAGCAGGCCGGCGGGCAACCGCTTCCCGTAGGACATCGCCATGAGGTATTCGCTATACGATGCGAGGTACTCCGCTGAGCCGCTAACCGAGCCCTGGTACCCACCAAATGCCGCGGCGGAATTAAACAATCTGACCACATCGGCGTAAATGCTCTTACCACCTCCAGCAAACGTGTCGGATAAAAGATCAGTGTCTACGGACTCGGGGACGTCAAAATTCACCCTCGAATCCGAAGTAATCGCGTTAATGTCCTCGGCCGATGCGGAGACGATCTGCGCGTACTCCGAGACCTTGCGGTTATAGACCGTTTCAAACCGTCTCGTGCCCAGTCTTGACCGGAATCCGTCGGTGACCGGCGCCCTGTTCTCCTTTATCAGTCTCGACCCGGTCCTGCCCAGGTCGACCCGGAGCTCGGAACGTCCGTACTCCTCAAGCCCGCCCACATACTCGACAATATCCGTCCGGATCAGGCTGTCCAGGTCGTTAATGGCTTCGGCGAGTAGGTCGGCGTACCTCTGATACACACGTACCGTGTCCGGATCGACGAAACCCTGCGACTCGATTTCGGCGAAAACGCTTTTCGCTACGAGATCGAACACCTTCTCGATCACGGTCTTGTCGAATCCGAACACGAACAGGCTGGCCAATAGCCGCTCCTTCACCGGGACTATTGAGATGACGTCATCGCGCTCGATCCGGTCATTAACGATAAGCAGGATCTCTACCGACGTCTCAAAAAACTGTCTTTTCTCCTCCTCAGTATTGAAGTACCCGTACGCGTCAAAGGCCCGAGTTACGATAATACTCACCCTCTCCCGGACAAGTTCGGCAATGCTCACGGAATTTCTGCGGTCTCTACTGAGCTTTCAACCGGTCCGTAAGTCCGGAAATCGCGGTGAAAGGAAATAAGAAGCTCTGATACCCAATGGCAAAAATCGCCCTACTCTACACCGGACGTTCCGGGTCCGAACGTGACCTAGCCGCCATGACCGACCGGCTCGAGACCGAACTCGGCGCCCTGGACGGCACTGAGACAGATCGCGTCGTCCTCGACTCCTCCCCCGTCCCCTACAGCCAGTACGATCTACTCGTCTTCTGCGGCTACGACCACGTCACCCTCGCCCACATCCATCTCGCCATGGACTCGGGCGCCAAACTGATCATCTTTGACGAGCCGGGCAAGTCGATCGAACGCGAGCTCAACTCCGTGCTATTCTCGGGCATGGACGCAGGCCGTTTGCCCCCGTCCTCTTTGGGACTGATCACCCACTCCTGGAATCACAAGGACATTGTCGGAATCGCAAAGCTCCTTCCCCGAACTTCTGGCCCGGATCGTCCAGGACCTGATCGAGCACGACAGGTGGAAAGTTCTGGAAAATCACCGGCACGAAAAGGAACTGGCACTGCTGGGAGCAGGGGTTCATCGAAATCCGTCACAGCCGGATCAGTTTAACTCTGAGACGTCCGGGGGCGAGTGTGGTCCGGCTCAGGAGGGTTTGATCGCTAGGACGAAGGTCGCGGCCGGAGCGGCCCGGGAGTCCGGGGCGGACCCGATTCAAACCGTCCTTCTCACCGCGTCCTGGTGCGGGAAGAGGTTGGGTAGGTGGCCATCGGCCAAGGACTCGGCCAAAGCGATTCAAGCGGTCCGGGATGACTTCGAGAAGGCGGTTAAGGAGCACGGAGTTTCCGCGGTGCTAGAGGCCGTTGATAGCATGGGTGGAGGAGATTTCCGTATCGTCGCGGGATCGATCGAGAGGCTCCGTGAGCTCCGGGATCGGAGCGTTACCCGGTCACCGTTGTTCGTGGAATTCGCCAAATTCTACCCCCACATCGACCTCGATCAGCTTGAAGGGGCGTATAATGGGCAGGGTGGGAATTTCGTGGCAGCGGCGATATACGTCCTTCGTCGGGAGTTTAAGAAGCAGCCGCCATCCGACCTTGATATCGACTCTACCCACTGGCTGAAAAGCTGGTCCCAACATCTACCGAGGTATCTCGAATTATGGCAAAAAGAACTGAGGGTAATAGAGAAACGGATGAGAATAGCTCAAAAGGCATGGGAGGCATCAACATTCTGACCGATGCGAAGTATGGGGTTTTTGTAGACGGTGCGGAAGAGGTTATAGACTTGTACGAGAAGGGTGAAATCGATCAATCCGATCTGCTTAACGCCGTACTGGACCTGGACGTTGTGTACCGATCTTCCGAGGCGATTGGCGAATAAGGTCAGAGACCTTATCGGCAAACGAAGCAAAGGGCGTTGAAAGCTCAGTAGATAGTGTGGCATTGTGAGCGATTCTCCAAAACGTGTCGTCAAAACAGGATACAATGACCGACTGTACGGACTCGGCCTGTCTCAAGGCCAGCTAGCAGGGTTAAGGGGAGACCCTTATACCTTCGGCGGCTTACCGTCGGCAATCGCAGGCACCATCCTCCCACGAAGGGACGATATCCTCATAGAAGAGGGAGGTGGCGGTCCCCGGGCAATCGAGCATTATACCCGGCTCTTTAACGATAGTGCGGTAATCAGTGCGTGGGAAAAGCTTGTTTCTGAAATTACCCAGAGGAAGTGGGAGGTTTTCGCCGCCTCGGACTCCGACCGTGACGAGGAAGTAGCGGAATTCGTTCGTCAAGTCATTTACCATATGGGGTCGAATTCCCGGCAGAGCCGTGGCCGCGATATGCTCGTATCATCGAACTCCGGCTTCGACTCTTTCATCCGCGGGATGTGCGAAAGCCTAATTCTCGGCATTAGTGTCGGCGAGATATGCTGGATGAGGCAGGGAAGTTATATCGTTCCGTCAGAGATTAAGATACGAGACCCCCGACGATTCCAGTTCGTTCTTAACGAAGACGGCTCCTTGAGTCCTCGGGTCATCACGATTCAGTCGCCGGTCGAAGGCCTCCCGCTACCACTGCGGTCGATGGTGATCCATAGGCACTGGTCCTACAGCTCCACCATGGACCCGTACGGCTCGGGTCTTGGCCGTCAACTTTACAGCCTAGTCGAATTTCGCCGCACACTGATGTCTTTCTGGCTTCAGTATGCCGATAAGCACACTACTCCGACCGCGGTAGGCACGTTTAGCCTGGGAACACCGGAGGAAGAGGTAAAGTCGCTATTTTCCGCCCTACAGCGGTTAGGGCAGGAGACGGCGATCGTCATCCCCGACGAAATGGATATCAAATGGCTGGAGGGAGGAGCTGGTCGTCCCGAGCTCTACGAGAACCTCGTCGGTTATATCGACCAGCAGATATCCTTCCTCATTAACGGTGAGTCGACTGTCGGGCAGGACACCGGGTCCGTGGGTTCGTACGCCCGGGACAGCGTGGCGGACAGCGTCCGAATGCGGAAGGCCAAGGCCTTCAGCCAGCAGATCGATGAGACGATTAACGCTACACTGATTCGCTGGATCGTCGAACTAAATTATCCCGGGGCGGCAGTACCGCGCCTTCGTCGGAACTTCGAGGACCTTGAGCAGCGTGAGGATCCGGTAAAAGTCGTGCAGATGCTCACGCAGTTACAGGCCATTGGCTACGAGGTTACCGATCTCGACTGGATCCGCGACAAGCTGGAAATCCCCTCCCTCAGGAAGGGCGAGATGCCCCAGGTACCGGGCATGGCGGAGAGGACAGCGGATGCCGGGGAGCCGGTTATGGGCGAAAGGGCGATCGGCAAGCTACTTACCGAGAGTGCTACGGTCTCCGGATCGGAGAATCTCGACTTCACCGAATTCGATGAGCAGGGTGATCTTAAGGACAAGACGGCCAGGGACCGGGTCGCCAAGACCATTGCCGAACGGTTCAATTCGGGCGGTATGGACGAAATCGGCTGGGAGAGGTTGTCTGCGGGTATCAGTAGCACGGATTCCGAAACCTCCAGAGTCGTGATTGACGAATATACTTCGCCTGGCGACATCGTGTACGTGACAAAACGCCTTCTCGACGAGATCAAGATGATCCCGGCTCCGTGCCGGGAGTACTGTGACATGGCAAATCGTCTCCGGATGGATCTGGTCCAGCAGGAGATGACCGTTCTCCGCGGAGAAGACCTTACGGCCGAAGGAGTAAAACAGCTTACCCGTAACTACACCCGGTCCTACCGCCTAAACCGAGTCGCTGTACATAATGAATGTGTTGTACTTGATCCCGAATCAGCGGGTTACTGGTCTCATTTCGCTCCCTACTACTGTTGAGTGTTGAAAGCTGTGTAGGGATATCGCCTACTTTATAGCCATGATCCAAATTCGTCCATCAACACAATCCGCCTTCTACGTGCAGTGTTCGGTGTGGAGTCACTACTTCACCTCGTTCTCTGGCATTAGGGATACCGCGGCTACCTCGCAATACGCTGACGGCATCCGTCAACGGGTCTACCAACTCAAAGGTGTTAAGACACTACAGGAGGCGACTATCGCTACTCCTTTCGACCCCCTGGTCCACTACGATATGGTGGATTTCTGGAAGTCCCACGGTTGTGAGTTTGTCACCGTAGCTGTGACTCCGGTAACCTGTGGCGAAGATCCTCAGCCCCTCGGTTCCCGGGCCATTATCATTCCCGACGCTCAGTTCACCTCTCTCTCCTTCGGCACGGTTGATCGCACCAGCGGCAATCCTAGCACGATTGAGATGACTTTCGTAATGGATAACTTCACCTTTAACTGATGGCTCTTCGCCCGTTCGCAGGTAGTTGTTTGACACCCGAGCAGCTCGACGCGATTGGCGATGCTGGCCTCGGGACGGAGGATGTTGTCGACCTGTCTTGTCGGCAGGTTAATACGTGCGGGCGAGACGGGACTGACGTACTCGCTGACCCGGACCTGGACCTCTACGACCCGGGCAGAGGCATTTATGGGAAGTGGGGCGATATCCCCCTGCCCTGGGAGGATGAGTCTCTTGACCCGAGGTGGCAGGTAGCCCTGTACCGGGACGATTACAGTTACAGGGTCGGCGACCGGGTTATCCAGCTAGCCGACAACGGCTACCTGATCATCGTGTACGAGGCGATTGCGGATCTGCCCGTTCCGCCTGGCGCTTTCAATTCGTCCCTCTGGACCGAAGTCTGCAGAGTTCAAACGTCTGATCCGATCGGAATACCCAGTTACAGCGAGCTGCTTAGCCTTTATCCGTATTACGACCCACGTCAGTACCTGACTCGCTGGGGAGAATTTGACTCGGGCTGGGAGGATGACCTGACCGAGCCCGATTCGGACGAGTGGAGCAAAGCCCGGATCCTGAAGGGATTCTTTTATCTCGGCGGCGATATCGTACTGTACGACGCGGTTTGTGACAACTTTACCTGCGCGTATGTCGCGACTGACGATATGCCCGCTGACCCGGCCCTGATCGTACCCGGACCTCCTCCAGCCGCGTACTGGCGAAGACTTTACTGTGTCGAGAATGGCAGACCGGACAAATGTGTCAAGAGGCTGGAATGTGACCTTCCGAACCGGAAAATTGTCTCTCTATCTGACGGATTTGAGGATCTGGTATGCGTTCCCGTTGAAAGCAGAGTAGGGGTAAAACGGTAATGTCTACAAATCTTTACGGGGCATCCTGTACTCCGAATCTCGGCGGCGTTAGCGATTTCTACACGAAAGCGGAGGTAAATAAACTTCTCGGAGCTAAAGCCGGAACCAGTACGACTTATACCCGGACGTACCTCGATTCCGCTCTGAGCACCCTAACGTCCGCGGTTACCAGTCTCGACGTCAATAAGGTCAGTACGGACGACCTGGACACTGCGCTAATCGGTCTGGAAAGCGATATCCTGACCGAAGTCGCCTCCCTGTACGCGTTAAAGACCGAGACGTACACGATCACTGAGATCGACACGCTGCTGTCCGGCCTATCCATCGATCCGGGCGACTTTATCCGTTTAGCGCCGACCACGACCGCGGAGAACACGGTGTTCCCCGGCACGGTTAATGCCGTACCCCTGACTCTGCGCGGTTCGAGTACGAACCCGATCGTTCAGGAATGGCTGAGTAATGCCGGGGACCGTATCGGCATTGTATCGAATGACGGATCGGTAAGGTATGAACGAACTGTCGATATCGGCCGACTTGTGTCCACTGGCGGTATCGGCCTGACCCTAAACGCTCGCCGAATCTCCCAAGTCGGAGTCCCGCTACTCGGCAGCGATGCCGTTCCCCTCTCCTACATGCAGAGTTACGTTCTCGACACGATAGAGGATGTTACACGGGGAGATCAGGAATTCTACAACCTAGACGCGGGAGTGTATTAAACCATGGCAAGAGATACTTATCGTCACATACGTAGCGCGGTTTTTTCGAAAAGACCTCTCTCCGCTTCTGTCTTAGACGGAGAGTTAGCCGTTGCGTACCATACCGACGAGGTCGGAGTATATCTCCGGGACACTCTGGGCAAGGTCAGGAAGATCGGGCCGGCCTATGTCGGAACTAGCGCACCCAGCCCGACCGGCTATACCGATCTGAGTAATGGCGAACTCTGGATCGATACGTCTGGGACTACTCCGGTTCTCCGGTACTATGACGAGTCCTTGGGCACGTGGGTGAGCTCGGGTATCCTAGACTCGCCCCTCGAAACCGATCACATCGTCGTCGGCAATTCGTCGGGCTTCGCCGACAAGTACCTGCTCGATCCGACATCGTTTTTCGTTGACAACACGGTGGGGGCGCTGGAGGTCCGGATCGCGAACAGCCCGGAATTCGGGTCGTTCGGGTTTATTAGCGAGACGGGTGTCGGCACCCGGAGCAAAGCGTTTACTCATACCGTCGGATCCGCCGAAACCGATTGGGTCGAAATCGAGGCGTTTGACGTCACGGTGTATAGGTCGGCGAAATATATCGTCGAGGTACGGGTCGGTGCGGAGACGTCGGTAACCGAGATCCTGCTCGCCCATAACGGAACCGACGCGTATTTTACGGAGTACGGCGCGGTTACGACCGGGGCTTCTCCTAACCCCCTCGGATCGTTCCAAGCGTTGATAGCTACGGTAGGGGGTGATGATATCGTTTCCCTGCAGTTTAAACGATCAGTCGGTGTTGTTGGCAATATCGTCATTCGTTCTCTCCAAACCTCACTGATCTGATATGCCGACACCCAGAGCGTTGAATACGAGGCACGGGGTCAGCGTAGGCACGAAGAGTGTCATTGGTGCTGATGGCATCCTGGTCGATGTGGGGGATCTTTCCTCCCTGACCACTACGAGTAAGACGAGTATCGTCTCGGCCGTTAACGAGGTCAAGGGGAATTTTACGGGCATTACTACGGCCGACGTAGCCGAGAATTCCGGATTCCTTTACTTCACGACGGCTCGGGCTCGAGAGTCCATATCCGTTACGGATACGGGCGGCGATGGATCGCTCAGCTACGACACGTTGACCGGTGTCCTGACCTATACCGGCCCTAGCGCGGCTGAGGTCCGAGCACATTTTAGTGGCGGTACGGGTGTTACGATCACCAGTGGGGTTGTGGCTATCGGTCAGCCGGTCGGCACGACCGACAACGTTACGTTTAACGACACCACGCTGACCGGCGTGCTGTACGGTCCGGCAAACTTCGTAATCGACCCAGCCGAGCCAGGTGACAATACGGGCAAAGTGATCATTCTCGGCGACCTCGAGGTCAAGGGGGTCACGACGACAATCGATTCGGTAACCGTTGCGATTGGGGATAAAAACCTGCTCCTGGCCAAGGATGCTACGTCCTCCGCTCAAGCCGATGGCGGTGGTATTACTCTGGCCGGCGCGAATGCGTCGTTTAACTACTCGTCTGTAACGGATTCATGGAACCCGAACAAAACGGTTAAGGGGATTGCGGGCGAAGCCGTTTCCCCCACGTATTCGTTCTCGGCCGACCCTGACACCGGCCTGTACAGTTCCGGGGCGAACTCGATCTCCATCGCCACGGGCGGTGTCGAACGGGTCCGGGTGATCAGTGGCGGTAACACGACGCTGTTCGGGGGGAATTTGATATTCGATAGGACGTCTTTCTCATCCACCCTGGGTACCGTATCGTTAACG